ATAGCGTTAACTAAATCATCACCTGTATCTGAGCCAAATGTTATTGTTTGTTGATTTGAGCCACCCGAACTTGAATCAGTTAACTCTAATGATGAAGTTTGTTCTTGAAAGCCTTGCTGTGAAGAACTAGAGCCTCCACCCGTAGGGGTGCTAGGAGTCGAGCCAGCGCCTTTACTGGCACCTAAAGCAGTTGCGACACCTAACGCACCAGTGGCAGCAATAATTCCGACATTAACATAATCGTAAGGATTTAAAGATAAACTTTTTTGTATGCCTACCACGGTGTCAGCAACAATTAACCCTGCCGCTATCGCCTTATTGTCATTAAACATCATTTCATTTACTTGCATACCTAATCTCAAGGCATTCTGCTTGCTGTTTAATTTACTGACCTCTGATTGCTCTACAGTCTTTTCTTCTTTTTTGAGTTCTTTTGCGTAATTTTTTGCTATTTTAGCCTGTGCTTTTGCAAATTCTTTCTCGCTTATCAGCTTATTATCCAAAAGTAGCTGATGCATTTCTTGTTGTTTAAAGAATAACTCTGCGTCAGTCTCAAGCCCTGTAAATTTTATCTCAGCCATTTCTTCAAGGAATGATTCCTCGTCACGCAATCTTTGTTCATTCAATAAATTCTGATTAAGTAGTTCGGGAGAGCCTTCAGAGGATGACATTGCGCCAACAGCGTTGCCTTCTGCTAATTCGTCTAATGATTCTTTGCTTGGTCTCTGCTTATTTATGACTTCATTTAATTTAGAGTACGCTATTCTTAATGCGTTTACTTTATCAACCCCGTCAGTTGTAGCATCAAACAAAGGTATCATGTCTTTAGCTAGCTTAGATAGCGCCTCGTTAGAGCCGCCAGTTTCAATATTTAAGTCAGCCATTGAGTTTTCAAGCTTCTTTATATTAAATACAGACTGAGAGCCTAGTACGTCACTTATTGATACTGCTAGTAACGCTGCTTGCTCTCTGGTTATTTTAAGCTTGTCAGCCATAAGCCTGATAGTATCAGGTAGTTTAGTTGCAAACTCTGAAGATATAAACATGCTGCTACCACTAGCTACAGATTTTATTATATCGTCCATGCTGCCTGTTGATTTTGAAGCTGCCGATCTTAACTCTTCGCTGAAGCCTCTCAATGTATTTAAGGTTGTCATGCCGAAAGAGTCTTCGATATGATCTTTTATTCCTTCAGATGATATTTTTATCTGTTTTTCTGCGTCAAAAATAGAAGAGCTGATTTGCAATCTCGCTAAAGCTTCACTTTTTTTAGCTAAAAGAAGTAAGCTGTCACTCAGCTCTATAGCTCCATCGGAAGTCCCAGATAGTGATTTTTTTAAATCATCCGTCACTTTTTCAAGCAACTGCATGGCATCCTTACTATCAAATAGCGCAGGCAACAACATCCCTACAACTGAAGCTGATATACCAGCAACAGCACCAAGCAAGGGGGCACCAAGCACAAAACCTAAATCGGCTGATTGCTGAGATAGTGCAACCATAGCGGATTGACCGCCCTGTATTTGCCCGATGAATTGCTGGAACTGTATACCAGCCATGCCAGACCTACGGCTAAAGTTTGCTAGTTGCTTATCTGATTTTTTAGTCGTTGTACTTAACTTTTCTGTAGCTGAATCCGCTTGCGCTAACTTGGTAGTGTATCCGCTAACATTTGCGTCTAAGGTAACTACTAGTGATTCTGTTTGTGTAGCCATTAGACCCACCCGTATTTTAGTTTATTAGATCTCATACTCGCCAAGACCTCTTTTCGAGTTTTTGATTCTTCTTTCTTTGGTGATTGTCTTTTTAATAAATCTACAACCATAAAAAAAGGCATATCCCAAAATTCACTTATAGATACACCTAAATTACCAACACACAAGCTTAACCATTGGTAAGTATCAAGCCCGTACTCTTTGCTTTTATCTTCAATAAAAGTAATGAAGTTTTTTAAGTCTTCACTTTCTTTGTCTTTTTTTTTACCTTGCCGATTATTGCGAACTCAACAAGAGCAGTGAAAAGCAAAGGATAAGAAGACTTCAAGCTATCAACTACACCCTCATGAAACATAGCCTCTTGAATCTCGCCAAACTCAACAACTTTGTTACACTTTTTAGCAGCGAGATAAAACAGCCAAGATGCATTTTTATGACTAATTACATTTGTCATGTATTCAGCGCGATCTAATGCGTTATCTAAGCTACGAGTTTTCAACATTGTGTTAATAGCCTTTATGGATAAGTTCATGAAGTCTTCACCAGTTTCACTCTCGAATTCTGCAATAACACCCATATCAACAATCATAGGGTAAGTGATATCATTGATAATAATATCAATCTCACCCTTAAATGCATTAGCCATTATGTAACTACCACTTCACCAGATGATTGCAGAGAAATGCTAGCCGTTAGTTTTTCGTTGTCAGGTGATGTTTCAGCCCACGAGGCTATTTTATAAGCGCCTGTGAATGTCTTGCCGCCACGCACATATTGATAATTTAATAATGCTTGAGATAAATTAGCAGCCTCCATGATAAGAAAGTTTGTTTCAGAGTTAAAAATACACTCTAGAGACATGTCAACAGACTGCAAGCCTTGACCAGCGTGAATCTCTCGCCATCCAGCACTTGATTTGTTTGTAATATCAATTACACCATTATTGATTGTCATTGAGTTAGTCGTTATTCCGCCTATGTCAGCAAAGGCACCGCCGCTAGGGGTTGTTTCAACTGCCAAACCAATATCAACACCGTCTATAGTTCCTGGAGTACTCATTTTATTCTCACTTGTTTAATTTAATTAAATATATTTTAACACGATTAACGCGCCATATCACTTTTGAAAGATATTGATATATCTATGACATACCAACCGTTAACATTGCGACCACCATTACGGCCAAAGTTTATAATAGAAACACATTGAGAGCCGTTAATTATCTTTAATCCGTGCTTGTAATAGTTTTTTATTGCATCAATCTTTTCTATTAAAGCATTTGAGTTAGCGCCGCCACCTGAACGAGTATAAATGCTGATTTGATATATACCTGTTACCTCATCAAATAGCATTTTATCTAAACTCTCTTGGCCATTGTAAATGGTGGTCAAGCCGATAAATTGCTGATCGTTGTTTATATCTGGATCATAGTCTTTATTCTCATAAGCCAACGGAATACCTAAAGCTAAATCGACAATAGACTTTGTTAGCGCTGAGTATATTTCTTGGTATTCTGACATTATTTTAAGCCTCTGAATGCTGCCCTAAGATTTTTACGCCACTTTAACAAGCTAAGCCTCACCATTCCCTTTGGTGCTTGTGTGGAGTGGCTGCCGAACTCTAAGCGCTTAATGTAAGGAAGGTTGTTATAAAAATAAACCTTTGATGTAAGCACATCTTTTGGTAAGTCTTTATTTATATAACCAGTTCCTTTATTGGCTGCTTGCTTGGTTGTTTGTTCAGTTAACTTAGTTCCTAAAAACCAGTTGTTTCTTGCTCTGCCTCCGACATAACCGTCAGCATCGCCAAACCAACCAAGATAATCTATATAGCCTTTTGTTGGGTGCTTGTATACCCATAAGTCAGGATTGCCGACAGGAGTCATTTTAACGATGCTTGTAAATGTTTTTATTGCTGCGATACGAACGCCTTTATTTACTTTCGCTTTCGTTTTTATATCGAACTCGCTGATAATCTCTTGAAGCTGCAACCCTAGCCTTTCAGGTGATAATATTTTAGCCACGAGTAACAACCTTCCACATTTGCGTGATACCTGCGTGATTAACTTCATCAATATCAACGACCGTATTAATTGAGCCGTTAAAGTTGATCAAATCTGTATATAAAGGAGTAACGCTATTGTCTAGCATTATCATTTTATCAGTTGCTTTAATGCGAGTACCATCAATAAGTTTTGTGTCAATTTTGGTAACTACACCAACAGCACTTAATATGGTTAATGTTTCTCCAGTAGTTTCTCCAGCGATAGGATCGAACGTGCCACCACTTTTGCGAGTGATAGTCACATAAGTTTCATCACCTAAAGATTTCATTAGTCTTGTAGCTGTAGCGGATAAATCTAAACTCATTACACGCGCACCATTATATTGTCGTTGCCATTATTTATCATTAACGGTTTAAGGTAAGAATCTGCACTGTCTGTACGTATTTCAGCCCATGAACCACCACTAAAGTATTGCACCTCTAATGTGTCAACCTTTTCACGCTGAACGTTTTCACTCTGACTATTAATAAATAAATCTGAACCGTTAGCTTGTAGAGCTAATTCCATTTGTGCTTTTTTAACGTTTTTGTGAATTGTATTTGGCAGCACGTTAAAATTATTAACACAAAGACCGTAACGAGGATAAGATAATTCTTGATCAACACTAACTCTATAGCCTTTCAAGGTGCTTTCTTTGCCTTCGATGTACTTCATAGCAAGAATCAATAAAGCTTCTCTCGCTGGCTGTGTTGCTGGCACTGCCGAGCCTTCAATATTTGCATAGGCTTTAAATTCATCGTCAGTGGCGTATGAGTTTGCATTAGCAACAATTGAACCATCTTCGATAATTAACTGCGTACCGATAGCGACAACGATTTGATCACTATTAGCCAGTTCACGCGAGGTAATATCAGTGCCTAATACACTAGCACCGTCGAAGTATGTAACAGTTGAAAATACTTTGCCGACCTCTGCCGTTGCAGATAGGTTTAATGATAACTCTGTTGCAGATGTAACGATCACAATTAAAGGATCGTTAACCAATGTGTAAGAC